TGTCCTGCACATCCTTGTACTTGGCGTTTTTTTCTTTGGTGTAGTACTCGTGCTTGCTTGGGTCAGCGGCTTCATCCAGAACGTAGTTCAGCCATGTGTGATACAGATCTACTCTGCGAACATCTTCGCCACGAGGGGTGGGCATGAGCTTTCCTGGCAGCATCTCATCAAGCCAGCGGTGATCCCGAGTCAGCTCATCGATATGAAATTTGTCTGGCGACAGATAACAAATGAAGTAGAGCTTATCGAGGTCGCAGACCTCCATATGATGCCGGCACTGTATGAGGTAGTGCGGTTTATCGAAGACCGAGTAGGGTTCTTTTGTGAACTTAGGGTAGGGGCACTTGATCTCTCCACCCGTCTTTAAGCCCCATCTGCGGTCTATGGATGAAATCATCCAATCGTGATCGCGATGAGTCTCAAACGGCTGATCCCAACCCGATAGACCCCATTCCTTCTCGAACCATTCAATGGCAACAGGCTCTGTAGCAGTGCCGTGCGCTACCGCAGGGATATGACTCAGGTCTTCGTGGAACCCTTTGATCGAGCGCACTTTCTTAAACGCCCACTCTTGCGCAGACTCGAAAGGGTTTTTGCCCTCAATAGAACCGCCCGATGTAGAAGTCACAGCCCTAGACCGGGCGGTCAGCCACTCGTCAGAGCCTTGCCGAAAGTCCATTACTTCCAGCCTCGTTCAGCGCATAAAACTTTCCAGCGTTCGCCCGTATCATCCTCGAGGTCGTTAGCGCCCTTTATCGCAGCTCGATAAGCTTGTGCATTAGCTTTCGCCTCAGATTTGGTCTTTGCGCTCGCGACATCAGCCCACATTGCGTCCCGTGGATCTGGCTTAGCGTCTGGCTCTGGACGGATGCTTACAACCTTTGGCTGCGTCTCAGGCGCCGTGGCGCGCTTCTCTTTCCACAGGTGATGACCAAGACCAAACTCGCCTAAAGCGCGTGTACGGACTCGCATCTTTGCATTGTGGATGTCGGCAGCAGTCGGCTCGTAAACCAGCTCCGTCGTGTTGCCTTTGTAGACGGGTAGGGAGGTGTTAATTATTTCCCCATTGATCATCATGGTGATGCTCACATACGAGCTTCCGTCGGGCAGTAGAAAGTAATCTAAGCCGTAATCGCTGGTCTCAAATTCAAATGTGTAGTCAGGAAAGTAGTGCATGGCGACGGCATGCGCGTCCATCCAATTAATGTACTCGTGACCTTCCGGAGTTTTTTGAATGATATCCGCGCAATCGTGCGCAGAAAGAAGTGAAAAAACGTGTGACATTGCTCCTCCAAGCGTTGCTTTAGGAGGAGCGTATCACACTAATAGTTTGAATTACAAACGTGAAGAGGCGTTAAGAACGTTAACGTTATGCTCCGTACTCCAATGTATGTACATCGTCTTCATCATCCGAGACCGCATGAAACTTTTGCCAATCAATTGTCTGATTGCCGTTTTTGAAAACCGTTTTTGAATTATCCAGGGCTTTTCTTAAAGGTCTCAAAAGAACGATATTTATTACGAATACCGATTCTTCAAAAGATTCCTCTTCGCGCAGAATGCAGCAGCTCGTAAGCGCTCTTGAATAGGAGACGGCTCGCATGCTTACCACTCTTTTGCGTTCCCATGCGTTCTGGCAATGCCTAATAATGTTGGGACGCCACATTTCTTCCCACATGTCCATAGACACCTGCTCATAGTCGTTTACATAGCGATTGGTTTCGTCTGTGGTGTGCTTTATCTTGCCGGCTCCCGTCACCACAAAGTTAATCACTATAGGCGCGCTTTTTAGTGGCAAACTTTCTGACGGTTCGGCGGTACGACCTGCTTTCTTGCGATCTATTCGCGCGATGTCGTTGCTCCTTTCCCAATCACGCCGCGCTCTGAATCGGTTATATCGAGAGACTAAATCTCCGTCCATTTCATCCCCTTATTATTTACTTATTACGTCTAGGGTTTTCCTTAATACGTTCCCTGCTACCTCATCCGAATAGGTCATGTTGACCAGCTTTGCCTTTTGCGCGTCGGTCAATACCTCGCCCGTAGTCGCTTGGAAAGCCTCCACTGTCTGTAGCGACTCTCGAAGAATGTCCTCATCGAGAATGCTCTCAGGCACTGCCTGACCTCTATCGCCAGAAATCCAGTAAACAATATCGATGTTGAACATCTTCGCGAATTCATACATCAACGCTGGATCTTTTGGTAAAGACCCAGACATCCACCGGAAGATCGTTGTAGGAGAGCAGCCAAGCTTTTTTGCTAGAGCTGCTTTATTGGAGAAATCAACATTGTTGCGCGCAAGTTCGCTTTCCAAGCGTTCCCGCACCTCCTTATTTGTATACGGTGATTTACGTTCGTTTTCCATCCCATTTCCATCCCAAAATTGAAAATTCAAACTCGCACTAGACGAGTTACCGTTGGCGTTTTTATCACAACCGGCAACGGGCGCACAAGTTTTTTGATGCAACGCAAAAAATATCACCCAAAACGAAAGTTTGTTAATCGAACGGTAGTGTGCATATAATCGAACGGCAACGGGATGTAGGATTCGATGACGTATGGTACGCAACACCGATTTAGACCTAAGTGAGGTCGTAAAACAAACCCTCTCACTTGAAGCGATTGGCTTGCTGGTCTGGCTCAGCCAACAGGAAAAGAATTTCAACGTGACAGTCCGCAGCTTGTCCGCACGACACGGGCGATGCAAAAACAAAATATCACAACTTCTGGATGAGCTGATTCTTGCCGGCATGTTGGAACGGTCAGAGCGCTATGTCGATGGCAAGATGCGAAGCAGATACCTTGTCCTGCCTATGAGGACATGTCCTCCTCAGAAGGACGATATAGGTATACATATAGTTAAGTCTTCTAAAAGTAAGACTAAAGGTAAGAATAGTTTAACTATAGGGGACGCCAAGGCGATGCGTCCCGACAGCATTCCAGAACGAGAGTGGAATCGGTATTGGGAATATCGGTGGGAGGCGAACAAGCCCAAGACCGCTCAGACAATCACACTCAACACCAACGTCATGCTGGAAGCGCAAAAGCATGGCGTCCTCACTGACCTGCTGGATGCTGCTATCGGTAACGGCTGGCAAGGTCTGCAAAAAAAATACATCGAGAACATCAGGAAGCAGTCCGCTGCCACGAAATCCATCGATGACCAATTCCGAGGTGTTGAATGAACATCCTCGAAGTGAAGCAGCAGCTCGCAGATCAGGCTGAGCGGGTGGCGATGGATCTCTTGCCCAACGGGAAACGTGATGGCAAGAACTGGCGCAATGGATCAACAGACCCTAGCGATGCCGGTCAGAGCTTGGCGGTCTTTATCGACGGGAACAGTGCAGGTCAGTGGAAAGACTTCGCAACCGATCAAAGTGGCGACCTGCTCGATCTCATGCGGGAGATCAAAGGCATCACGCTTAAAGAGGCGCTGGAGTATGCCGTCACCGAGTACCGCCTCGATGTTGATAAGCCCTACGTCAAAAAAATTCCTAAGCCGGAAGAGCCAAAAACCCCAGCGGTTTTGCCGAAGCGTAGTAACACGGGGAAGGCTAGAGAGTTTGTCGAGAGCCGCGGCTTTACCGACGTAGACAATATCTTCGCGACGTACAACCTCAGAGAGATTGATGCTGCGAGAGCAAAGAACGGGGAGGTGGATTTGTGCCTACCCTATGTGCATCCCACCGGCTTGCTTACCACTAAGCGAAGGGTGATCAACCACAAGCTCTACGGATCTAACAAAACAAAGTTTATCGGCACTGGCACCCAGATGTGTCTCTTCGGATGGCAAACCATCAGTGATGACGCTCGCGAGGTTGTCCTTTGTGAGGGCGAGTTCGATCAGATGGTGTTGAGCCAGGAATGTGGGATTCCGGCGTTATCAATTCCTAATGGTGCTTCTGGCGGAACATGGTGGGACTTGGAGTACGACTACCTGCAACGTTTCGAGACCATCTTTATCTGCTATGACCCAGATACCGCTGGTCAGAGGGGCGCAAGGGAGCTTGCGAAAAAGATAGGTGAGCGCGCACGGATCATGACTCTGCCTGATGGAGATCCAAACGACCTGCTCAAGAAGCACGGCGCTCATGGCTGCAAGGAGATCATCAGGAACGCGCTCGAGGATGCTCGTTACGGTGGCACCGATAAGATCAAGAGTGTCAGCGATTTCTACGAGGCGGTGCTGGCACGGTTTGATCCTGATGCTGCGGATGAGGAGGGCTGGTCTCCGCACTGGAGCAAAGCCAGTGGCAAGATCTTCTTCCGCCGCAGCGAGCTGATCGTTATCAACGGCGTAAACGGGCACGGGAAATCGATGGTGGCATCCCAGCTCCTACTCGATGCCGGTCTTGCCGGCGAAAAGATATGCGTTGCCTCGATGGAGATGCCGGAGGATCGATTGCTCGAGCGCATGCTCAAGCAGTGCGGCGCCGTAGGCACTCCAACGCCTGAGTATGTCGAAAAGAACTTCGATTGGATCTCGAGCTGGATGTACCTCTACGTTGACTCAGCTTCCCGAGGCAAAACGAAAGAAGATGTTCTGCTCGAAAGCTTTGACTACGCATGGCGTAGGTATGGCTGCACAACATTCTTGATCGATTCGCTGCAACTCTGCGGCAACTTCGAGGACAACCTCAACGGGCAGCAAGCGTTCATATCAAAACTGGTGGAGTTCAAGCTCGAGCGAAACGTCACCATTTTTCTAATCACCCACGCCAAGAAAGGTCCAGATGAATATCAGATGGGCGGCAAGTGGGACATCAAAGGATCGTCAGGGATCTCTGATCTAGCGGATCAGGTCTACACCGTGTTCCGTAACAAACGAAAAGAGGAACACCTCGACCTAGTCGAGAAGGGCTTCGATGAACCCAACGAAAAGATTATGGACATGGCGGACTCGTATCTGATCTGCCACAAGAATCGCCACGGCGATTGGGAGGGGAAGATGGGCTTCTATTTTAACCCTAAGACATTCCGTTACGAGTCCAACGACAAGAACGCGCTCAGCTACTTGGAGATGAAGGGTGATTGAAGAAGAACGATTCGCAGAAAAATTACGAGGAGCTGGCAAAAGGAATGCCCAAGCGGAAGAGGCTGTCGCAATTGCGGAAGCTGCATGCAAAAAAATTATCGCTCAAAACAAAGTCCTCGCAATCGCGGAAGGACACAAATCCAACGCCGCCCAAGAGAACTGGGCAGACCTTAGACCCGAGGTCGAACAAGCCAGGATCCAAATCGGTGTAGCCAAGGGTGAACTTGCCGCAGCTAGGACAGAAGTTCTGGCATGCCGGATGGAGTTTGATGAATGGCGAACAAAGATGGCGACTCACAGAAAAGAAAGAGAGGTGTACCGAGCATGAATGAATCAGTGGTTGTCTCGATGCGAATCGAGCTGAGTGATGAAGACCTGTGCTTTATTGAGCAGGAGAACGAAAGCCTCCGCTACTTCGTTCACGATCACCTGACGGAGATCATTAACAACCCCCTAACTAAAATTGATCAGATCTGCATAGGTTCTAGCATCAAAAAGTTAGAGCCAATCGAATGAAGGGTAGAACTCCAACGGCGGATGAAAAGAGGTGGATGGATGCCATCTCCCAGCTTGGTTGCATAGTGTGCAAGAGAACGATGGCGGTCTATACCCCGGCTGAGATCCATCACCTCGAAGGCAAAACCAGCGAGGGCTGTCACTTCAAGACGATCCCGCTCTGCTATGAGCATCACCGCAGCGGCAAAGACAACATCTTGGTTACCGCACGACACCCCCACAAGTTCCGCTTCGAGCGCCGTTACGGGCTGGAGCGGCACCTTCTCGAATACTGTCAGGAGCTGATCAATGAGTAAGTTGTTTTACGGGCACACTGAGTACGCAAAAGATGACGCCCCCAACGAGCATCCACTCTACGGTGATCAGCAGGACATGGTTAACAGTCCCAAGCACTACACCGAGGCGCCAGTGGAGTGCATCGATGCCATGCGGCACTGCTTTGGTGAGGAACAAGTTCGCATCTACGCAAAGATTGCAGCGTTCAAGTATCTCTGGCGTTCCCAGCAGAAGCATGCGACTGATTCCGAGGATCTGGCTAAGGCGCAGTGGTACATCCAATACGCTAATGGCAATGACCCGAGGGCTAAGTCATGAGCGCATCAGCCCGTAGGAAAGGACATCAGTTCGAGCGCGACATCGTCAACAAGCTGAAAGATGAACTTGGCGTCGATTGTAAGCGCGTGTTGGATCAGTACAGAGAAGGGCAGCTCGGCGACATTGTGCTGGATCAATTCGTGATCGAGTGCAAGCGGTACGCATGCAAGTTTGATGCGCCCCAAGCTTGGTGGGATCAAGTCTGGCAAGCCAGCCAGCATATGAGCTTGGTTCCGATCTTGGTTTACAAGTTTGATCGTCGCGCCATCCAAGCAATCGTTCCGTTGTATCTGCTCGGATACAACTTCCCGAAAGAAAAAAATTACACCGCCCAGGTTA